CCGGGGGAGCCTTTGGTGCCGGATCGGAAGCGGTGGATTTTGCCGTCAAAGTGGATCTCGTCCGGTGGCTCTAGACCGGCTGCTTTCATGGCGTCGATTAGTTGAACTCCGGGCGGGGCTACCAGCTTTTCGGGGGGTGGGGCCCAGGGCCCACCGAGCACGTTTTCCAGGTTAGCCATGTGTCACCGCCTGCTTATCTGCCCTCAATGATCCCTCGGTTTTGACCTCCAGCTCATACTGCCTGCCCATTGGGGGCGTTTCTCCCCACTGATAGATCACCTGGGGCCACACATCAAGCGCATCGGCCAGCTTTTTTAAGCTGCCGAAATAGGCAATTGCTTCCTCGGTTTTCATGTTTTCCGCCTTCCTTGAAATAATATGTTGACATGGTAGCATCATTTCATTATATTGTCCATATCGCCTCACCCAGACACTTTTCTGACCGAGGCATAAAAGGAGAAGCAAAGATGGACACTTCCAAAAAAATCACACTCGCGACGTTTAAATCTTTTGTCAAAAAAAATCGTGAGCAATTGCTGATTAACGTCGGCAGTAAATTTGACGGAATGACCGATTGCGTTCAATCGACAAACGACGGTGGATTTTCCGCAGCACTTAATTCTGACACGCCGTTTAGCAACAATCTCGGCATTGCTGGTGTGTGGCTTGTTGGCGGTTCGCGTGATTATTTTTCCCCGATCAACGAAAACGGACTCAGCGGAATCAGAGCATCAAACTGCTGCGGTTCATTCACGATTGCTGTCCGCAATGCAGCCGAGCAGGTGGCAGCATGAGCACCGAACCCTGCCTCTGCGGTGCCACAGACTGCCCTCGCTGTTACCCGGGTTACCGCCCGGAGCCGAGCGACCGGCACATAAATCTGGCGCTGGATACAGTGATTGATGTCTTGCTGGATTTTGGCCAGTGGCCTCCAAACGGTCGAGCTCAATTCGACCTTTACGATTTCCTGCTCGAAAACCGAGATCCTTCCTTTGCTTGGGAAATGTATCTTTCCAGTTTTTCATCGAACACCGAGGCATTCGCCGACCGCATCGAGCGTGAGAGCAAGAAAGTTAGGTGCATGATTGAAGATCATTTGATCGACTCCGACATCGTTTACGACTTGGCGTGCGAATACGCCGCCGAGGAAAACGAAGAATGAGTATCTCTGAAGTCTGCTTCTGGGTCTGCGTTGTTGGCGGAGTGATTACTTTTGCAATCTTAATTTTTACTGAGGGGTAATGATGGCTATCAAGCTGAAAAATACCGGCAGCCTTGCCGAAAATGGCGTGAAGTTATTGGTATACGGTGCCGCTGGCGCCGGTAAGACCACGCTCATCAAGACGCTGCCGAACGTGATTGTGCTCAGTGCCGAGGGTGGTTTGTTGTCCATCCAGGATGCCAACCTACCATATTTGGAAATCGGCAGCATGGAGGATTTGCGCGAAGCCTTTACTTGGTGCAAAGAAAGCAAAGAGGCCGCGGGCTTTGAATCTGTGGTGCTGGACAGCATTTCCGAAGTGGCCGAAGTCGTGCTGCATGAGGAATTGAAGAAACAAAAGGATGGCCGGGCGGCATATGGTGAGATGAACAGCACCATGCAGGACTTGATCCGCGCCTTTCGTGACCTGCCCAACAAGCACGTTTTTATGACCGCCAAGCTGGAGAAAAGCGCCGACGAAATGGGTCGGATTCTTTATAACCCAGGAATGCCCGGCAAGAGCCTGACTCAAGGACTGCCCTACTTTTTCGATGAAGTGCTGGCGCTGCGGGTCGAGAAGGATGCCGAGGGCACTACCCAAAGGGCTTTGATGTGCGACTCGGATGGGCTGTGGCTGGCAAAAGATCGCTCCGGCAAGCTGGAAGCATGGGAAGCACCTGATCTGGGTGCCATTATTGCCAAGATCGGTGGCAAAAAATGAGCGACCTTAAAACCCTGAGTGCCGAGTGGCTGGTCTGCAAATACGCAGAGGAAAAGGCCACGACTGATCGCCGCAAGATCGAAGATCAGATGGTCAAGCTGCTGGCGATTCCGCCAGACTTTGAGTCTACCGAAACCGCAGAGCCGGAAGGCTTTGTGGTCAAAGTCTCGGGCCGGATTGACCGAAAAGTTGATTCCGAAAAGCTGCAAGAGCTGGCCGCTGAAGCCGGATTGTCTGAGCATCTTGCCAAGCTGTTCAGGTGGAAACCGGAAATCAACATGGCGATCTGGAAGGCCGCAGATGAAGCAATTACCCGTCCGTTAGCTGCAGCAATCACGGCCAAGCCTGGCCGCCCGTCTTTTAAAATCACTTTCAAGGATTAAATCATGGCTTTCTTAACTGAAGAATTCAACGTCAACGAACTGCCGCAAGGAAAAGGCAACTTTGAGCCGCTGCCTGCTGGCTGGTATTCCGCCACCATCTCGCAGTCCGAACTCAAGGACACCAAGGCCGGGAACGGTCAATACATCAAACTGCGTTACGACATCACTGGCCCGACTCACCAGGGCCGGGTGGTGTTTGGGAACTTGAACATCAAGAACCCCAATCCCAAAGCCGAGGAAATCGGACGGGCGCAGTTGGGCGACATCATGCGTGCCATCGGGCTGGCCAAGGTCACTGACACTGATCAACTGATCGGCGGCGAGCTTGTGATCAAGCTGGAAATCAAACAGGACGAGACTTACGGGGCTGGTAACGAAGTCAAAGGCTTTAAGTCTGCCTCCGGCAGTCCGGCACCTGCCGCCGCGGTGATCCCTGCCACGGCCAAGTCACCTGCTGCGGCAGCACCCACCAAGGCCGCACCGCCTTGGGCTAAGAAGTAAGACAAAAAAAGCCCAGGCCAGCGTCAACTGGTCTGGGCATTAACTTACAAGGTAGAGGTTAGATTATGGATTATGAGTTATTTGTAAGCAACAAACGTCGAGCAGAGCTTGCGACGGGTCATAAACCAGGCAATCTTAACGAGCATCTTTTTGACTTTCAGCACGCCATTGTTTCATGGGCTGTGCGCCGTGGCCGCGCTGCTATTTTTGCAGACACGGGCCTTGGAAAGACTCTAATGCAACTTGCATGGGCTGATGAGGTTTCTACACATACCGGGGGCATGGTGCTTATCCTTGCGCCTTTGGCAGTATCTGAGCAGACGATTGAGCAGGGCCAGACTTTTGGCATTGAGGTCAAGCGCGTGGCTCATGGTGGCACGCCAGACAGTCCTGGCATTTGGATTACAAATTATGAGCGCATAGAGCCAGTTCAGTTTGACGAGTTGCATGGATTGGTGCTGGATGAGTCAAGCATTTTGAAGGCCCACGACGGCAAAACAAGAACAAAAATTATTGCATCTGCTCAAGGCGTGCCGTATCGACTAAGTTGCACAGCAACGCCAAGCCCAAATGACTTTGATGAACTTGGCAATCAGTGTGAGTTTTTAGGAGTAATGACTCGCACTGAAATGTTAGCCACTTACTTTAAAAACGATACCGGAGATACTGGGTCTTGGATTCTAAAAGGATGGGGCCAGTCTAGGTTTTGGGAGTGGATGGGGTCTTGGTCTGTGGTGCTACGCAATCCGGTTGATATTGGATTTGATGGTTCTAATTACATTTTGCCTGAGCCTGAATATATTGAGCACGTTATCCAATCTGATCAAGGTGGAGACCTGTTTGCGAAGCCAGCGCAAACAATGCTAGAGCGCCGCCAAGCGCAGCGTGGAAGCATTGAGCAACGGTGCCGCGCATTGGCTGATGTGGTTAACGCTAACCCGTCAGAGCCTTGGTTGATATGGTGCCACTTAAACGACGAAGCTGAAATGCTTGAGTCGTTGATTGATGGCTCCGTCAATGTGCAGGGCAGTGATAAGCCAGAAACAAAATCCGCTAGGATGCTTGACTTCACGCATGGCAAATTGCGAGTTCTTATTTCCAAGCCGAAGATATGCGGTTTTGGCATGAATTGGCAACACTGCGCTCGCATGGCATTTGTTGGCCTTGATGATTCATTTGAGAAGTTTTACCAAGCAGTGCGCCGGTGTTATCGCTTTGGACAAAAGCGCAAAGTCGTTGTGCATATGTTTACCGCTGAGAATGAAGGCCAAATTCTAGCCAATTTGAAACGAAAAGAAGTCCAACACCACGAAATGAGTGCAAACATGATTGACCACATGAAAGACATCATGAATCAAGAGCTTGCCGGAATTAATAATATAGTCGAGGAATACCAAGAGGCAACGCACGAAGGTGACGGGTATACGGTTTACCTTGGAGACTGCGTGAAATGGACGCGCCGCATGGAAGATAACAGCATCGACTACTCTGTGTTTAGTCCGCCGTTTGCTGATTTGTTTGTTTACTCAAACAGCGATCACGACATGGGCAACTGCAAGAATGATGCTGAGTTTGTAGCTCAACTGCGCTATTTGATTTCTGAATTGTTCAGGGTCATTAAGCCTGGTCGAAATGTTTCAT